AATTATAGTTTCGCCAATTAAAATAAATGTTAAAAAATCAATCTATCAAAAAATAAATGATTTATGTAAAATAATATTGATATCAAAAATTGGAAAAAACGCGATAATAAAACAGTTATCTGAAATTATTAATAAACCCCTAGGTTTATGCGTGATTGAATCATCACACCCCAAAGAACAGTCTCACCCAAAGGAACAGTCTCACCCAAAGGAACAGTCTCACCCAAAGGAACAGTCTCACCCAAAGGAACAAAAAAATCAAAAAGAAGAATTCCGATCTTTTTGTAATACTTATTTAGATTATATAAGAAAAATAGAGTTACCTATCATTAAACAAAATGAACAGTTGGAAGCGGTTCTAATAGAATATCGATGTTTACCTCATCTAGAATTTTTAATTCGAAATTGTATAATTAAACTAGGTGCGAAATGGTCTCAAACAATTATTTGCGGTAATAATAATTACGAATTTATATGCGATATAGTAAAAAAAATAGGAAGAGATATAAAAATAATAAATTCTAAGCATGATAATTTAACCCCGAGTACATATAGTTTATTTTTATCTTCAATCGAGTTCTGGAAATTATTTATTGGAGAGAAAATACTGATTTATCAAGAAGATACATGTATTTTTAAGTCAAATATTGGCGAATTTCTGAAATGGGACTATATTGGAGCTCCTTGGTTGAAACAGGCAAATGATACCCCAAATAAAGTAGGAAACGGTGGATTAAGTTTACGAACAAAAACGAAGATGATCGAAGTAATAAATAATATCTCGCTTGAAAAAACGAACTATAACAGTAGTACAAAAAAATATATGAAAAGAGCAAATCTGACAATTCCTCCAGAAGATGTTTATTTTTCAAAAAATATGCAGGAGTTAAAGATAGGTGAAGTAGCAGATTGGGACACCGCGAGTAAATTTTCATGTGAAAGCCATGTTCACGAAGATAGTTTTGGTGCCCACGGAGTATGGGTAAATAATATTCAATTACGTAATAAAATATTATATAAAAGAGTGATTCCGCAGATATCTATGCCATGTGGATGGCCAATTGAACACCGGGGTGGATGGAGTCAAGTAAGAAATGCTCTACATGAAAATAATTTGATTAATAATGAACGAAGTATCCAATTTTATGACTATTTAGAAGCCCATTTTATTTGGAAAAAAAAACAATTGATTCGAGAGAAATGGATAGGTATGATACATTTAACTCCAAATCCTCCCGCACATCAACAAATAAATAATACCAATTTATTTTTCAAAAACAACTTTTTTATCGAAAGTTTAAAAAATTGTATATGTTTGATGACTTGTTCAAATTATATAAAGGAGTTTTTAGAAACTGAACTTAAAAATCGGAACTATAATACTCGCGTTTATTCGCTATATCATCCGACAGAATTGAATAACGTAAAAAAATTCGATATAGAGCGATATGAAAATAATAAAAATAAATCTCTTATACAAATAGGTCGTCAATTAAGAAAAATGAGTAGTATTTTTTTAGTAAATACATCTATGAATAAAATATGGTTGACAGGTACAAAGGAGGTAGGTAAGATGAAATATATGTTGAAAAAAGAATGTAATGTGCATAAATATAAAATAGATATGTCTACAGTTGATATGAAATTTTTGAAATCGGAAACAGAGTATGATGATTTACTTTCAGAGAATATTGTTTTTATTGATTTATATGATACAGGTGCAAATAATACCGTTTTAGAGTGTATAGCTCGTAATACGCCTATTATAATCAATAAAACTCCTGGGGTCATAGAGTATCTAGGTAATGATTATCCTTTATATTTTAATGAGTTAAGCGAAGTACCTACTTTGATTGATCGGTATAAAGAAGGATATAATTATTTAAAGACGATGGATAAAGGTATATTTAATATTGATCATTTTATTCACAAATTCCAATCTATTATATATAATGAAATTACAACTATATAAATGATCGATTTTTTGCTATATGTAATAATGGTTTATTCGGCCAATCAGCAAATGGTATGGCAAGAGACGTAGATTTAGGTCTAGATAGCACTTTTTTTACGCCTTTATAAAAATCTGATATAGTAGGAGTTTTCGTGTTATAATAAACAATTTGTTGCCATCTCCAAATAAACTGCTTAGTAGATTGTATATTTGGAAATCCAGAAACCCATAAGATCAGTTTTTCATAAGAATTAACATTGATAACATTTTTATAATCATTATCAGTGTTATGTGAAATAGTGCTAGTAAAATAGTTAGATATTCGATCTTCTGAATGATTTATAAAAAAATGACGTGATAAAATATTATATACTAGATAGACTATTATCATATATATATTTTTATATGATAATCTATTTACCAAATATTTTGATATATTTTAAAAGGGTCCAAAAAAAATCACCTAATATAAAAATAATATAAAATCAATCTAATATAATTATATATTATGTATCGAAATATCACTAATGCATTTTATTCTAATTTCAAAAGTAATTTCCCATTCAATCAAAGAAAAATTGAATCTGATCGTGTATTATCTAAATATCCTGATAGAATTCCGATAATTTGCGAAAAGGGTAAATATACCGCATTAGACGAAATAGATAAACATAAATATTTAGTTCCATCTGATCTTACATGTGGTCAATTTGTGTACGTAATTAGAAAACGTCTACGATTACCTGCTGAAAAAGCTATATTTCTTATGGTAAATGGTATTATGCCTAGACAATCTGCATATTTATCACAAGTATATCAAGAGCATATGGATGAAGATGGTTTTTTATATATAACTTATTTAAGTGAGAATGTGTTTGGTTAATATTTTGGTTACGAATCAATCTTATGGTGATTATTATATATAATACCTAATATGATTTGTTCTTTTTTATGAATTTGTTCTTTTATATTCATCAAGTCGTGTTTTAACATATTATTTTTATTATGTGTTATTTTTGCTTTCAATTCAAATACTTCATTTATCAGTGTATTTTTAATATATTTTTGGTTTTTAAGTGTATTATTGATACCGTCAAGATAAAGATACTTTCCTAATTCTAAAAATGATTTTTCAGGAATATCTGTACATTCCATAATATATTATGAATAATATTGTTTGGCTTCCTCTAACTCTATATTTACTTGTATTGGTGTTTCCCATTCTTGGAATGGAATCGCTGCCGAAGTACTTTTTTCGAGTGATAGTAATTCTATAAGTGCTTGCATTCTTCTCTCAAGCGGATATATATGTTGGGGTAATTTTCGAGATAATTGTTTCCATCTCCATTCAAATTGCAGTGCTGATCTCCAATCAGGAAAATTAGCAATATGACAAGCCCGTTGCCACGTTTTACCTTGTTTTACCTTCATAGTGGTGGCTCTCGCACCTCCTTTTAACTCGTTGTTATGTTGTCTAAGACGATGATTCAGATCCACCGTGGCTCCTATATAAGTAGAATTATCGCTACATAATAATAAATAAACAAAAAAGGAATTAGTCATAAATAATTATATATTATATTATTAAATGAATTTAGTAAAATTTACTCTTTTCTTATTATCTGCAGTTGTATCGGCTTCCAAACCAGAAGAAGCCTGTAAGAAAGTTACTCCTGTAAATAACTGTATATCATTTGCTGTATCTGGAGGCACTGGATGCGCCTGGATGTGCGAATATTGCGCGAATAATTTAGGTACTAATAATTACTATTTCACAGACGGTGTATGTAGTTATGAATCTGGCGGATGCGTTGGAAATCCTGTCGCAGGAAAAACATATACTTGTTGTTCAGCGTAAATAAATTCATATAAATTTGGTCGATTTCTATGAATATATAATAAATATAAAAGTAACTTAAAGAAAATATGTAAATTTTCTACGTTTTTTTTTCTGGAAAGTTTTTTGGGGAATTGAAAATTGGACAAAAAAAATGTCCAAAATCCCATTGGGGAAAATCTTTTCCAGAAAAGGTATTTTTTTTTCATGATTTTTCAGGATATATTTTCTCTGACCATTTATGGTGTTGAAATGTTAGATATAAAAATACGTGTTTTTGAAATTTTCGATTTTTCATGAAGATTTTTGGCGTAAAAAGATTTAGGAACTTTTTCTGTTGCTAATTTATCAACAAATGTCAACAGAAAAAGTTCCAAAAAGTTCCATATATTACAATTGTGAAACATGTAACTATAATACGTCACGAAAAAGTCAATTTGATCGACATATTGCAACGGTTAAACATAAAAAGAGGCAAACAGCAACAAATAGCAACGAAAAGGTTCCAAAAAGTTCCGAAATATTTAATTGTATAAATTGTAATAGAATTTATAAAGATAGAACCGGTTTATGGCGTCATAACCAAAAATGTATAAAATCAAATTGTTATCATAAAGAAGATAACTTAGATCATAAAGAATTAGTATTGCTTTTAATGAAAGAAAATAGTGAAATTAAACACATGATGATGGAAACACAGACTCAAATGGTAGAATTACTTAAGAACGGAACTCATAATACCAATACAAATAGTCATAATAAAACATTCAATTTAAATTTCTTTTTAAACGATACATGTAAAAATGCGATGAATATTATGGATTTCGTGAATTCTTTACAATTACAGCTGGGAGATTTGGAAAAAATGAGTAATACGGGATACGTAAATGGAATGTCAAATATCATAATTAAGAATTTAAAAGATATGGATATTACCGAACGCCCTGTTCACTGTACAGATCCAAAGCGTGAAGTATTATATGTGAAGGACGAGGATAAATGGGATAAAGAAACACAAGAGAAACCCAAAATTCGTAAAGCAATCAAGTATATTGCGCGTAAAAATGCGCGATTATTACAGGAATTTAAGAAAACTCACCCCGATTGTATCAACTCAGAGTCGAAATACTCGGATACGTATAATAAAATGATGATAGAAGCGATGGGTGGAAAAGGGAACGATGATGAATTAAAAGAAAAGAAGATAATCAAGAATATTTCACAAGAAATTATCGTTGATAAATAACTTTAAAAGGGAACTTAAAGAAAATATGTAAATTTTCTACGTTTTTTTTTCTGGAAAGTTTTTTGGGGAATTGAAAATTGGACAAAAAAAATGTCCAAAATCCCATTGGGGAAAATCTTTTCCAGAAAAGGTATTTTTTTTTCATGATTTTTCAGGATATATTTTCTCTGACCATTTATGGTGCTGAAATGTTAGATATAAAAATACGTGTTTTTGAAATTTTCGATTTTTCATGAAGATTTTTGGCGTAAAAAGATTTAGGAACTTTTCTTACTATCATTTAATGGTAGTAAATGATAGTAAAAAGGTTCCGAAAAGTTCCAAAAAATACGAATGTGTATGTTGTGACTATGTTACGTCACGAAAAAGTCAGTTTGATAGACATTTGTCAACTGAAAAACATAAAAAACAGGAAAATGATAGTAAAATGGTAGTAAATGGTAGTGAAAAAGTTCCAAAAAGTTCCAATTTTACATGTGAATGTGGAAAAGTATATAAGTTCGATAGCGGGTATTATCGTCATAAAAAGACATGTAATTCATTAAATACTAACAATTCGGATATGAATAATAAAGACTTGGTATTATATCTCATGAAAGAGAACACAGAATTAAAGCAGATGATGATGGAAACACAGACTCAAGTGGTAGAATTAATTAAGAAAGGTACAAATAATACCAATAGTCATAATAAAACATTCAATTTACAATTTTTCTTGAATGATACGTGTAAAAATGCGATGAATATTATGGATTTCGTGAATTCTTTACAATTACAGATGGGAGATTTGGAAAAAATGAGTGATGCGGGATACGTAAATGGAATGTCGAATATCATAATTAAGAATTTAAAAGATATGGATATTACCGAACGCCCTGTTCACTGTACAGATACAAAGCGCGAAGTATTATATGTGAAGGATGAAGATAAATGGGATAAAGAAACACAAGAGAAACCCAAAATTCGTAAAGCGATCAAGTATATTGCGCGTAAAAATGCGCGATTATTACAGGAATTCAAGAAAACTCACCCGGATTGTATCAACTCAGAGTCAAAATACTCGGATACGTATAATAAAATGATGATAGAAGCGATGGGTGGAAAAGGGAATGATGATGAATTAAAAGAAAAGAAGATAATCAAGAATATTTCACAAGAAATTATTGTGGATAAGTAAATTTATTATTTATTTGTAAAATAAAGTAAAATTAAACCTTGTGATCCGTTGCCGTTACCAAATTGATTATTATCATCACCATTATTTCCTACACCTCCACCACCAAGGCCTGCATTTATTGTATTACTTTGTGTGCTAAATGATGCTGCATTACCCTTTTGTTGACCACTAATCCCATTACCGCCAGTACCCGCTCCTCCACTACCAAGTCCCCCAGCATTACCGAACCCACCACCACCACCTCCTCCGTAACCTAAGTATATATTAGTGTTATCGATCGTATCATAAAATCCGCTACCCCCTTTACCACCGGCATTAGAACCAGACGCACCAGCACCTGTGACACCTCCTCCACCACCGCCGGCGCCGTTATCGTTTGATTCTTTTTGACCATTACCGCCAGAATAAGGGGCTCCTGTAAAAGAGAAGGATCCTCCACCTACTGAATTCAGATCTATATAAGGTGATTGACCCCCTCCTCCTGGGGGACCGCTATTAGAACCAGACCCGCCTCCGCCACCAGTACCACCATTACCACCCGTGTTTTTTCCAGATCCTCCGCCCCCGCCACCATAAACAGTAACTGATCCCTTAAAGTTGGAGCTGTTATCATATAAAGAGATATTTGTATTTCCTCCTGTTCCACCGGTGCCATCGCTATTCACAGCATAACTACCAGAGGATCCGATATTGTACCCGAACTTGCTAAAATTAAGGGTTGTCGTAGACATATTAAATTTAACTACTCCTCCACCGCCGCCACCACCTCCAGCATTTCCTTTATTTATATTAGAACCACCTCCACCACCTCCAGCGACCATATAAATTGTATAATCAAAGTTATTTACGTTGTTAAATGTCATATATGTTCCATTCGTAATAATTATTAATGTACCATTATTCGTAGCGTATTGAATATAATTTGAGTTGGTATCGTTAATTAAATTATATGTAAATATATTACGTAAATCTACATTATTACTAAAATAATTTGTTATACTGGTATCCCAATATTTTAAATTGGAATATATAGCAAGTTTCTCAAATTTATTGTTTAAATCCTGACCATTATAATAAAAATATGTCGGATTAGCTTTACTACCAGTTGTATATGGTTTAAATATTCCCCCATTAATAATATCGATTGTTTGAGAAGAATTATTAACACTATAAAAACTCATATATTATATATCTATCTATTATTTGAATATTTAGGAAACGGGCTTTGCCCTAGCCCCGAAGGGGCGTTTCCTAAATATTAATGTTTTTATCTTCAAATTGATAACAAAATAACTTTACATTTTTATTTTTACCACTACTTTGAATTAAAAATATATAAAACTAGATTTTTTATATATTTCTATTTGATTTTAAAATTTATAGTTAAAATATTTTTATATCTAGATTGGATTAAGATAAAAGGAAGATAAAAAAGCGCACCAATTCATGATATAAAAAGATAAATCGCTAAACGAATACTCTAAAAGTTGGTTTTTTTTAAGTGATGTATTTTTATCCGCATGTATTATAGATATCATATTTATGATCAATAACTGACAATTGTTTTTAACTGACAAATTGAAAAACTTATTGTCACCCATTTTCTGTCTTGTCTTATCTATGATGGACTGTATTGTGAATGATTTTTTTTTTTTTAATTTAATTGGTATAATAATATCAGTATCCATCATCTCAAAGTTAGGTGATATGCGTATACTAGGTATTTTTTCTACTCGTATATATCTAATAACACCATTTTTATCAACGGTTTCGAACACTATTGAATAGTGATAATAAATGTTATTTTTTTTATTCCATTTGTTAAAAGAGAAAAATGATAAAGCATAATGCGAATATAAAGGTATAGTTTGTTTTATACAAAAGGCTTTGGTAATTTTATTAGAGCCATATTTTTCTAGTGTTTTTTTACTTAAGTTATTATAATTAGTAAAAAAGGTCTCTAAGTTTTCGTTTGTTATTTCAGTAAAGTAGGTATAAAAGTAGTATGAAGGTAAACAAAATAATGTAGTTATAATTAAAGATATGATTATAGTTATAAAAAGGGTGATACAAGAAACCCATTTTAGAAAGAATATTATATTTTTATATAGAACGTTAAAATAGGAGTAAAATTTGTTTAAAATGAATAAACATAATTTAATATATATATTAAATTGCATTAATTAATTAATATATATTTAATAAAAAAAATACTTTTATGATTTTATCGTAAAAATTTTGAATCTCTTTGTTTCAACTTGGGTTTTAAAATTTATAGTTAAAATATTTTATATCTTCAATAAAATGCTCTTCAACTAATTTTCTACTTATATCATCATAATATTATCTATAATGCTTATGATTAGTTGAATTTCTTTTTATTAATTCAATATTAAATCCAAATGAAGAAAATAATTCTAATAATTCACTATTTATATTTTCAAATTTTATTATTTTATCTGCAATAATTTTATTTTCAGTATCCATAACCCATTTTATTGAGCTACCAAAATGGTAATCAACATTATTCAAAACGTTACCATGTTTTAAATTTAAATTTTTATACTCATTAGAATAAATATATTTAATCCAATCCGAAAAATTTAAATCCCACTGTTTTTTAGGTCCAAAATCTTTTTCTTTGCGAAGTTTCCTAAAGAAATATGTTGAAACCATTCTTTCATAAGGATTTCTAACAATACAAAATTTATATGATTCATTAAATAATTTATCATCGTTAAGTATTTCTTTTATTTGATTTAAAGAATAATGTTTATCGCATATCTCAAGTTTTCCTATTTTTTCCATTATACCATGAACAGTTTGTCCACCATTTTTTGCTATGTGACAAAATATTAATTTTTATTTTTTTAAAACGCCCATAAAAGTAAGTTAGATTATTTTAATAATGGTTTAACGAATTAGGTTTCTCAGTTTTTATGTTGATATTCGAAGTATTTTGTATATTTTTCTTCTTACATGCACGTTGGTGAGCAGATAATGCTTTATTATTGGAAGCTTGAAATTGGTTACAAATATTACAAATGATCACTTCATTCTCATTATTCAATATATTACCGCATTTTGAAACTAAAAACTTGGAAAGCGAAGGAAATTTGATATCTTCTACTTCATTTGTCATTTTTTTAGTAAATTCCTTTACTATTTCAATAATATGATGTTTTCTCTCAATAAACTGTGAATATTCTTTATTTATATCATCGATTATTTCTTTTGAAATAGAAATATCATCAACAGTTTCTTCTATTTCAGATAACTTACCAGATAATGAATCGATGATATCAGTGGCGATTTTGATTGTATGTGGACAATAATCAACATTATGAACGTAAACCATGATATTTTGTCCTTTGATATCAATTTGAAAGTTCTGTTTGGATGTAATTCCGCTATGCTGGGATAGGAAAATACCGTGACATTTTTGTAACTCAATATCGCGAATAAATTTCTTCACTTCGTCTAGTGATACATTTCGATCGTAATTTTTGGTTTCAATTAGTATGACAGGTAATTCATTACGATTGATTCGAAAGTCACAACAAGCTTTCATACCAGTAGAATTGATAACTTCAGCAGTAGGAAATAATTTATTTAGGACAGTTTCAAGTTGATTTTCGCCAAATTGTCCTTTATAGCTGGAATTCTTATATTTCCCCAAAAATTCAGATAATTCATCAAATATTTTAGTTTTAGAAGAGTCTTCTTTTATAGAATTAAGATTATTATTGATTCTCTCTTCGCTTGCATTTATAAAAGAAAAAACAGGTTGAAGAAGATTATTAGATTTTAATTCAAAAGCTGAGAGAAATTGAGTTAATGATTCATTTTTATCTGTAGATTTCAATAATTTTTGTGTATCTTCGGAAATAGATTTATGAAAAGTATCAATAGATTGTATCATTTTCTCATAGTATTTTTCGTTCGATTGAGGAACAACTTCATTCAATAGGAAAGTAGTTTTATCCACTAATTGAGAAGTATTTTGTTGGATTAATTGATTCATTTTTTCTCCATTATGAGAGAAAGAAGTAGACATAATACTTTTCATATCTTCGATATATTCTCTCTTTGATTCTTGAAATCGAATATAAACCGAGTTCGAAATATCTTCATTCAATTTGGAAACAGAAGAAGATAAAGAAGATACTTCTGATTTTAAGTTTTCGACATTCGATAAAATTTGAGAGTTGATTGTAGAATTCATAGTTGAATTCATATCCTGAAGAAGGTTATCGAATAGATCAATAAATATCAAATTAACAGCTTCAAAATTAATATTAGGATTATTCGCATAAAAGTTTAAAATCTTTTTATTCTTGATAACTATACTCGTCATAATATAATTATATAGTTACTTATTCTTTATATTAATTCAATAAAAGTAATAGATTAGTAATATTACTAATATATTAAACTACAAATTTAAAAAAATGTATATCTATTTTTAAATTTTATAAATAGAATAAAAAAATATACTAAACATTTAATATAAATGAGCAATAACACTAAATTAGGCGATTTTGCGTTAAATAGTGTAACTTCGGGCACAAATAATACAGCGGTAGGTACAAATTCTGAATTAAATAATCAAATCGGTGATAATAATTCTTTTTTTGGTGCAGGGGCAGGTTTAGATACTACCTCTAACATGAATACAGGAATTGGTTCATCATCATTAGGTTTAAATAAAAATGGTGAGAATAACACAGCAGTAGGAGCAGGATCTTTATATAATAATGACTCTGGAAGCAATAATACTGTAGTAGGAACAGAAAGTTTATTTAGTAACACAACTGGTAATTCTAATACTGCCGTAGGACAAGGCGCTTTAGGTTCTAACACAACCGGTGGTAATAATAATGCATTAGGTGTAAATGCTTTATACAGTAACACAACTGGTGACTATAATGTAGCGATAGGGGATAATGCTTTATTTAGCAACACAACCGGTTTCAATAATAATGCATTAGGTGTAAATGCTTTATACCATAATACAACTGGTGACTATAATGTAGCGATAGGGGATAATGCGTTACAAAATAACACAACTGCTAATTCTAATACTGCCGTAGGACAAGGCGCTTTAGGTTCTAACACAACCGGTTTCAATAATAATGCATTAGGTTTAAATGCTTTATACAGTAACACAACTGGTGACTATAATGTAGCGATAGGTGATAATGCGTTACAAAATAACACAACTGCTAATTCTAATACTGCCGTAGGACAAGGCGCTTTATACAAAAACACAACCGGTCTCAATAATAATGCATTAGGTGTAAATGCTTTATACAGTAACACAACTGGTGACTATAATGTAGCGATAGGTGATAATGCTTTATTTAGCAACACAACTGCTAATTCTAATACTGCCGTAGGACAAGGCGCTTTAGGTTCTAACACAACCGGTGGTAATAATAATGCATTAGGTGTAAATGCTTTATTTAGTAACACAACTGGTAGTTCTAATAATGCATTAGGTTTAAATGCTTTATTTAGCAACACAACCGGTCTCAATAATAATGCATTAGGTGTAAATGCTTTATACAGTAACACAACTGGTGACTATAATGTAGCGATAGGTGATAATGCGTTACAAAATAACACAACTGCTAATTCTAATACTGCCGTAGGACAAGGCGCTTTAGGTTCTAACACAACCGGTGGTAATAATAATGCATTAGGTGTAAATGCTTTATTTAGTAACACAACTGGTAGTTCTAATAATGCATTAGGTTTAAATGCTTTATTTAGCAACACAACTGGTTTCAATAATAATGCATTAGGTGTAAATGCTTTATACAGTAACACAACTGGTGACTATAATGTAGCGATAGGTGATAATGCGTTACAAAATAACACAACTGCTAATTCTAATACTGCCGTAGGA